GCTCATGGCAGTTCAAGCACCAAAATGGTATGCGCAAAAACTTTAAGACGTTTGACGCTGGAATTGATTTCTACGAGAAAAAAGGCTGGTAATCCAGCCTAACAATGGGAGGTTGTCGATGATTAATAAATTAAAAGCTTGGTGGTATAAGCGCAAAGCTCGCGCAGCATATGTCGCATACAAAAACATAACGGCAGGATATTCTCGCTCACAGTTCTTGATGGTTGGCGACAGCGTAAAGGCCAATGAATACGCTCAAAAATTTAATGAAGCCATGCGCAAATTAAAAAGCCTTGGTGAAAAAGTGCCGGATGCAAAACTATGACCCCAATCACCGACCTAATCCGCAAGCACGGGAGCCAGCAAAAGCTGGCTGACCTGATGGGCGTGCATCAAAGCCAGATTGCCCGCTGGGTAAAACTTGGTGCGATGGTTTGCCCGCTGCTTGGCGAAGTGTGGCTGAAAAGCCGTGATGTTAAGCCGATTTTGGAGTGAGAAAATGAAGATAGCCGCAACGATAGAAACGGATGCGTATCAGTATTCAGAAACCGGATACACGACAGATAAATACACAGCAGTGTTTGAGTCTGATGCAGTAACAATCGAGGATTTAATGATATGGGCTGAGAGGGTAACCGGAAAGCGTCCGCAGCTTGGGCGGCTAATCATTAGCGAAGTCTGGCAATAACAACCAAAAACCGCGCCATAATGGCGCTTTCAACAACGGAGAATTGAGATGAGAACTAAAGGAAATTGGAAAGCAAGAATTAGTAAAAATGGCAGGCTGCAAATTAGCGGCGATAACGGCGCCCAAGTGTGTGCCATGTGGAACTGCAAAGAGCGCGATACCAACGCCGCACTAATCGCCGCAGCGCCGGAGATGTACAGCCTGCTTGACGAGATAAGCGATGGACTTCTTGACGCCGGCGGATTCGGAAACTGCGCACTCGCCAAGCGAATCGAACAGCTACTCGCAAAAGCACGAGATGAAGCATGAACGAAAACAGCGAATCACTAACTCTAGCGCTTGCGTATCGCCTGGCGCTAAACGAAGCGCGTAACGTGCAAGTCGCGATGATTCAAACGGCACGTAAGCTTAGAGCGCAAACCAAAAACAGCGAAGTCTACAGCTTGCTTGGTGAGTTTATTACAGCAACACCGGTTGAGCGCATGACGATTGTCGCAACGGTTGAGCAGATGTTTTTGGCAGATGCGGAGTTGAACCAATGAGCGGGCTGAACTTATACAAAATCACCGAAACCCACGCAGACGGCACGACACACATTGAAACGCGCACGAGCTTTGATGCGTATGATGCCTTGGAAGAGTACTACTTTGAAAACGAGCCAAACCCTGAACAAGTTATCAAACTATCTGTTGAGTACGTGCGTGCTGCTAGTTAAAGGCTTCGTTATGATGCTACTACTCGCCTCCGCTGCGGCGTTTGTTGAGTTGGTTTGTCAGGCGCTTGACACCGCGCAATGGCTACAGATGCAAGGCCGTTGACACATTGATGCGTATTGCCTGTACTGCGATTGTTTACACCGAGTAATGCAATCTGTTTGCAGAAACTAAAGTCAAACTCGTTTTTCCGGCCAAGAAGTCAGGCGATGTTTGATATAAATTAAAAGACCACCTTTAATCGGGTGGTTTTTTGTTTTAAGATTACCAAGCACTGCCTTAGAGCGCTTAACCATCCAAACCCGACCAATGCATTGCGACCTTGGCGGATAGGAAGCGCCAGACTTGTGTTGGCGCGTAACATCAAAACAAGGCCGCTAGAAATAGCGGCTTTTTTGTCTTATACTCGCTCAATCGGTAGTACCGAAAAAGAGAGGAAAGCCAGTGGCTGAACTAACACCAAAGCAGGAGAAATTCTGTCAATTATACGTACAGCTTGGCAATGCAAGCGAAGCGTATCGACAAGCGTATAACTCAACAGCAAAGCAAGAGTCTGTTGCTGTAAACGCATCCAAGCTACTTTCAGAGACTAACGTTTCACTAAGGGTTGAAGAGATACGCGAAGCCGTGAAAGCGAATCACGGAATCACGCTTTCGGATATTCTTAGAGAGCTTGAAGAGGCGCGAAAGGCCGCACTGTCTGCCGAAACTCCGCAATCATCAGCGGCTGTTGCTGCAACAATGGGCAAGGCAAAACTTCTTGGCTTTGACCGCGAGAAGAAAGAAGCTAAATCATCAGAACCTGTTGTGATTAACTTCGTCACCGCCAAGAAACCAGATGCCGTCGATTGATATTGCACTGACCGAGCCACAACTGGAGTTTGTCGCGTCAACGGATGCGCATCCTGGCATTGTCGGCGGTTTAGGTAGCGGCAAGACCCGCGCAGGCACCATGAGAGCGGTTGCGCTTTTACTGTCTGACCCTGGCGCAAATATTGGCGTTTTTCTGCCGACATACGACCTGTTAAAACTTCGAGCCATGCCAGGCGTCGAAGAAGATTTGCAGATGGTCGGCGCTCAATACTCTATCAACAAATCCGAGTTTAGAATTGATGTTGCTGGTTATGGCTTTATCATCTTTCGCAGCTACGACAACCCGACGCGAATCGTATCGTTTGAAATCGCCCATGCCATCGTGGATGAAATCGACACGCTCAAGAAAGACCAAGCCGAATTGGTGTGGCGTAAAATATCAGAGCGCGTGCGCCAAAAACGCGCAAGACCAAACAGCGTTGCGGTGGTAACGACACCCGACCAAGGCATTAACGGTTTTGTCTATGAGAAGTGGGTTAAAAAGCAGCAGAAAGGCTATCGCTTAATCAAGGCTCCAACGACTAGCAACCCATTTTTGCCGGATGGATACGTCGACCAAATCCGCGCCAACTACGACCCAATACTTGCTGACTTATACATCAACGGCGAATTTGTCAGCCTAAACGATAAGAAGGTTTACCACTTCTACAACCGTCAGCGGCACTATACGCCGCGCACAATCCAGCAAGGTGATTGGCTGCACGTTTCAATAGACTTTAACGTCGGCGGATGCTGCGCGACAACGTGGGTGATTGAAGACAACAAGCCAAAAGCAGTTGATGAGTTTGTCAGCCACGACACTCAGGATTTTATCAACAACCTGACACGCTACGCAGGGCATAAGATAACCGTCTATCCAGACGCGTCAGGCGGAGCAAGTCGCACCAATGCCGCAGAGTCTGATATCAAGATGATTGAGCGTGCGGGTTACTCTGTTGACGCGCCAAGCATGAACCCAGCTATACGCGACCGCATCAACGCATTTAACGCACTGTTTGCACATGACCGTATCGAGATAAACAGCGACAAATGCCCAAACCTAGCAAACGCGCTAGAGGTGCAAGGCTACACTGAGCGCGGAGAACCTGAGAAGTTCAACGACCATCCTGCAATCGATGATTGGGTGGATTCAAGCGGCTACTTCATCCATCAGCGCTACCCTATCAACGCACCACTATCAGCGCCTATCAAATGGGGCAGACGATGACCGACTTATCAGAGCGCCAACCACATGTCGTGGTAGTGTTACCGGATGGCTTGCATGTGTTATGCTTGACGGATATTCGCAGGCTTGCGCAAGGCTTGCCGTATCATGGAGACAAAGCGCAGATGATACAGATACTCGCAACAGCGGTTAAGGATTTAGCGGAATGAGCCTAACAGCAGACCAGCTACGACACGAAGCGCTGATGCAGCGACTAGCGACTGACTTGCTCAAGACCAAGATTTATCCGTCACTTGATGCGGCGTACAAAGACGTCCGCGCAATCCTGCTTGATGCTGAACAGATTGGTAGTCCAACAGCATTAAACCGCATCAACAAAGCGGTAAAGGCTGCGCTGCTTGAACAATTCAATCCTGCATGGCAAGACGTGACCAAAGAGTATCAAAAGCTGGCGGTTTATGAGGCAAGCTATTATGCGGAGCTTATCGGCAAGTGGAATGACGTTGAGCTTGATGTACCAGGCAGCAAGTCGATTCTGGATTACGTCAATGCGGCTTTAATGGTACTTGGCGAAGGCGAGCGCGTGAAGGTCGGCGCGTGGGCTGAATTCGTCAACACTGCTGCTGATGAATACGTGCAGCAGTATCAAAACCTTATCAAAGCTGGCTACGTCAAAGGCGCAACAGTGCAGCAAACAGCACGGGCGCTTAAAGTGTTTAACGATGGCTTAGCGCGACAACAGGCTGAAGCGTTAGCGCGCACAGGATTGATGCACCATGCAAACAGCGCACGCGAAGCAATGGCAAGGGATAATGCTGATATTGTCGACAAGCGGTACTTCATGGCTCTATTGGATAATCGCACGACACTTGGCTGCCGCTCACTGCATGGTCGTACATGGGCGCTCGATGATGACAGCTATGTCAGGCTGCCACGGCATTTCCGCTGCCGCTCAAGCTATATCTATCTGCTGGTTGGTCAAGACAAACCCATCGGCATGGCTCCCGCAATCGGATCAGGTAAAGACTATCCAACAGACGGCGAGAAACCAGTTTACAAAGGCCGCAAAGATTCGGACAAGTTCACGGTTGAACAAGTGCCGGCAGACATAACGCCTGATACATGGCTTAGACAGCAATCACCTGAATTTATTATCGACTCGCTAGGCACGACACGGGCGAAACTATTCATGGATGGCGGTCTTAAAATCGAAAACATGAGCGACGCGTTCGGCAATCCGCTAACATTAGACGAATTGAAACAGCGCGACGCCGAAGCGTTTAAGCGTGCAGGAATTTAACTAGGAGCATTAGATGCAAATCATTCTACATCCAGAAGCGGCGCTAATGCTGCCGAAAATCGAAGAAACACGCACCGCGCTTGCTGGTGAGTTCTTTGTTAAGCAAGC